TAACCGTGGAAGAGGTATCGTAAACTTCATACTTATACGAGCCTGTTTCAAGCGACCCCACGGCAATCTGAAATTTGTCATAGCGGTTCGTGTAGGAAGAAAGGTTGGCTGATTTCAGCAGCGTGAAGTCGGTGGTCAGGTTCTTGGCGATGTTCGTGAGCCGCAAGATGTAACGGTCGCCCGTGCTTGACCGCTGCGTCCAGGTGACGACGATAGTATTCGTGGTATTGGGGGATAGGTAAATCACGCTATCCTTAAATGTAGGATGCGCCCGAATTTCACAATTTGCGCCCGATGCTTCGGTAGAGTTCGGCCCTCCGCTCGGCGGTCTTGCTGATGTCAAACCGCTCACGGACATCCTTGGACAACTGCACGGCCAAGGAGCGAGCGTAGTCGGGTTCGTTCACGAACTTGCGGACCGCCTTGTACCAAGCGTCTTTCTTCCCGTATGGGATGAGCAGGCCGTTGTGGCCGTGGGTGATTATGTCGGTGTAGGGAATTGTTTCCGATGCAATTATTGCCTTCCCCATCCATCCCGCTTCCACGACCTTCAGTTCGCTTTTTAGGCGGTTGAACTTGGTGTCACGGAGCGGTGCAATGGTGGCGTTGATGAAGTTGTACCCACCGACATAGGAGTAAATGTCAGCGGCTTGGATGCGGCCGTAATTCTTGTTCAGCCCACGGCAGGACAACATCTTTTCGTAATCATCGTAAACGGCATTCCCATCGTTCCACCCGCCGAGGTAAATCTTATACCTCCCATCCAGCGACTTGTCGTGGGCAAGCAATCCAAACGAATGTTCCACCAAGGCGATATCCTCTTGGTGTTGCGCCCCGCCGAACCAACCAATCTTAAACAAGTGCGGTTCGGGTTCGGCCGTCGTGTCGGACAGGTATTGCTGATACGCCTCGTACGGCTCATTCGGCAGGATGGTCACGGCTTTGTTGAGCAGGCGAATCTTCTGCGCCAAGTGTTCGGTGGTCGTGGTCACATGGTCCGCAAGTCGGATGTGTTCACGGATCTGCTCGTCAAGTTTGGTGTCCAAATAGTGCCGATACATGATGTGTCCTGATTCCAGCACCCAGTAGTCATCAAGGTCCAAGATTACCTTGGCCCCAAACGCCGTGAGAGCCTCGTAAACCTTACGAATTTGCTCCAGCGTACCTTGACACCACAAGCGATTAAATAGCCACACATCGACCGTCTTTAGGTCTTCATCCTTGACATTGGCGATATTATCCACGCACACATAGTCAAACTCCGTGAAGTTGTCGCCCAAGTAGGCGTTCGGCATTTCCAAACGATAGAAAGAACACCCCGTCGGATGGGCGTTGTAAACGATGCAAATTCTCATGCCCAAAGGTACAAAAAAAAGGGCCACCCCTTGCGAGATGGCCCAGACCACTAAACCATGCGGCGTATGAGAACCGCAGGTCAAAGATACTTTACGAACCGCTGATTTGGGTCGTTAAAGCGGTAAATGTTGCGGCTGCGATGTTCAGCATTGCATCGGGTTCCATTCCCGTGAGCGTCATTTCGTAGCCTGAACGGTCACCGAATGCAGTACCAGTTCCAGCGGTTCCAGCGGAGGCTTCCAAGCCATTCGCAGCACCAAGCAACCAATAGCGTCCGTTGTTGTCAAGGACGATGACCAACAGGCGATTCCGAGCCAAGAGGCGCAACTCATTGCGGACGGAGGTCTGCAACTTGTTGATGGTGAAGGTCACTTCGGGGGTGTAGAACAAAGTGCCGTTTTCGGTGCTTGCGTTCAAGGTTTCCGTCATGCTGGAGGTAGCCTTAGTCAAGTCGTATTCAAACCAAGACCCCGACACCGAGGTAGGCGTGAATCCAGTTACCAAGCCGCTGCCGTTCGTGTTCACGGAGCCTGTAGCGTTCAAGGCTTGGACATAAATAGTTTTGATACCGCCGACGGCGTCACGGCATCCGAGGGCGTAGCCCGTAGTTAGGGAACAAGACATAGTGTATTTTTAGAGGGTTATGTTATACTAAAAAAGCGGGGGGAAGTTTCCCTCCCCCCTTACACTTAGGCCAACTTCCAGTCAACGATGAGGTCGGGGTAGGCAACCTGGACACCAACTTTGAAGGCGGCTTGGAAGCGGACTTCATCGTTGTCCTGCGAGTACCACAAGGAGAAGTTTTCCTCGTCGCTCAACAGGTCGGTTCCGTAGAAGAAGTTTCCGAGGTAAGAACAAACCAAGCGGCTGTAACCAAGCAAGCCTGGGACTGCAACGACACGGACATTCGTGCCAGGGTAGATGATGTCACCATCAGCCAACCCTTGCAAGTCAACTTGATTGTACATGACGCTGGCGGTGGACTTGAACGCTCCAATCAAGGTGCGGAAAGTATCCCATCCGCAGAAAATCACCAAGTCGTTGCGGGTCAAGATGGCCTGCGGGATGCGGGTGTAGATGTTATCAAAGATGCTGATGACATTGGTGGTCGTGATAGAACCCGAAATCGCAGCGGTGTTGCCCGATACGGTAGAACCCGACGCAGCATTCAAGATTGTCAGCAATCCTGTGACCAAAGTGGAACCCGACCAAATAGCGTTTTCCAACGCCTCGGCGATACGGAGGGCTTTCTGCTCGGCGAATGCCTGCTCGAATGGAACACCGTCGTAGGTAGAACCAGCGGTCAACTGGGACTGCATCCAGTACTGCTCCAAAGAGCGAGGGCAAAGAGCCTCTTGAACTTTCATGGGTGCAACGGTGATATTCCTTTGCGAGAAAGTTGTGGTTCCTGCTGCGGTCCATCCGCAGGAAGTACCCGCAGCAAGGGCAGCATCCGTGTCCATCAAGTTGAGGGCAGCGGCTGACTTGATACCAACCTGCTTCGTGAACAGGGCAGCGGTACGGGCCGAGAATACGGCCTTAGTGATGAGCGGCAACCTTTGCTGCTCGGTGTAAGCGGTTAGAGTTCCAAGAGAAAATGACATAGCTTTTTGTTTGGGGGGTTAAGGATTAATTGGATTTTTTAAGAGTTTGAATTGCTTGTGCGAGGTTGTTAAAGTTCTGCTGGGCAGATGCCTTGCGTTGCTCCACGATGGCAGAGGCGGTTGGCTTGGGGGCTTCGGAGGGGAGTTCGGCGACCTTCTCGACGATGTCGGTCATGGTTTCCATTTGGCTTGCAAATGCGGCCATCTTGTCCTTCATTTTTCCCATTTCCACTTCCATGGCGGCCTTCAACTCGTCCATGATAGCGGCAAGGTGCTTCTTGACGATTTCTTGAACGGCTTCGGGGGTAAGTCCTACTCCAGGAGCGGCAGGGGCTTCGGGTGCTTCACCTTCGGGGGAAACCTCGATTTCGACCTCTTGGGCCGCAACTTCGGCAGCAGGTGCTGGGGCTTCGGCTACGACGACTTCGGTGATTTTGCCACCTTCGGTCTTGATTGTGCCAACGCCCTCAACTTGATGCTCACCATCGGGAGCGGGCAGGGTTTCGTCTTCGGTGATGACATAAACGGCGGTTCCTGCAACGAGGTCGCCGTCCACACGGACAACAGTACCATCCACCAACTTGTAGTCAGCGAATGCTTGCTTTTGGGTTGTGAACTTCCGCAACTCGGTGCGGAGGGTGTCAATGGCTGATTTTAGGTTCATAGATTAAAGGGATTTGTAGGTTGGGTTGATATGTTGCAAAAAGTTAGTCAAATCGTCTGCGAGGCCCGCAAGTGCGACCTCAAGTTCGGTGCCTGTGTTCTTCATCCCAAAGAGGCCCTCCACGGAGAAACCCTTGAAGGCGTGACGGTTCTCCCAAACTTCGTCGTTCTCCACCTTGAAGGACCCGAACCAAGAGCCATCGGGGGTGTCCTCGTAGCCCTTGGGAGCCATTATGCCCCGCTCGGTGTCGGTGATGTAGGATTCAAACATGAAGACCCCATCCAGTTCGGCATTGTGGTAAGCGTTCACATTGTGCTGGTTACCTTGCTTGAAGTATTTCTGCACGATTTTGCGGATGGTCGCCTTGTCAAACACGACATAATACTCGCCGTAGGTGTCGTCCTTGCGATAGATGGGCGTGTCTGCCAGCATGAGCGGTCCCGTCAGCACCCTGCGTTCTCCCGTTTCGGCGAACCGCTGCGGGGTCTTGGCGAAGGCTTGGAAGGGTTTCTCAATCGCAGGCATATCAACGAGGGCCACGAATTGCACGCCTTCGTCCACCTCATCCACGGTCATTCGGTAAACTGGAAGTTCCATGTAGGCAAGTGTAGAGGTTACCCCAATGTTGCAAATTCGCTTAACCTGCGCACCCTGCTAGTCGTCTGCTGGATGTCACGCTCTACCACATAGGCCCGCATGGGTTGCATCCCTTGGCCTTGGCCGTTCATTGCGGCCCCATCCGTTCCGAGCATCGTGGTTTGGGGATTAGCAAAGATTGGAGGTGGGGTTGTAGATGCTCCGCCGCCACCTACGGTAGGAACGGGAGTTGAACTTACCGAAGATGTACTTTTGAACTGCGTCTTGGAGATTGCGGCAACCCGTGCAAGACCTTGGGCGACTGCAATGCCTGCGGCAATGGATGCACGAATTGGAGCAGATGGGTCGGGAATAGTCATTTGGGACTTATACGCTCCCTGTGCAGCCGCAAAAGTGTCAATAATGGTTTGGGCTATCCCTGCTGCTTTGTTGATGTTGAATGCCCTTTTTTGAGATTCTTCGCTTTGACCTGCAAAAGCATTAGCAAGTTCGCCAATAGTGGCAAACCCGCTGCTTGCGAGTTCAATTTTTTGTTGCTCAATTATGCGTTGGTCTTCAAGTTTTTTCTTTTCAATCTCAGTCGCATTTGCCGCCGCTGATGCACGGGCTTGACCCTCCCTTCGCATTCCATCAATAACCGCCTGCTCTGCCGCTGCTTGAGCGTCCAACTGGTTTTCATAAAGGAGCAAATTTGTTTCTTTGACAAAATCAATGATTTGATTGCCCTCTTGGTTTCTTTCTTTTGTGCTGCTTTTTATTTGCTCGCTTCTGCCTTTACGAATCTCCTTGTTTGCATTTTCAGTTTCCTTCACCAAAGTTTTAAGTTCGGTGATTCGGTTTTGAAGTTGCTGCTGATTCATCCCGTTGATTTCCGCATTTTGACCTTTAATGGTTTGCATCATCATCTCACGGGCCTGCAACTCGTTCTTATATTGAGCGATTTTCCTTTCGTTTATTTTGATTTCGTCAAGACCAAAAGCGGCAAGGCTTCGGTAGTATAACTCCATCGCTTTTTTCCCATCTTCTGTCGCTTGTTTTTGTCTTTCAAGTTCTTCCGTGCTTTTTTTGGTTGAACTGCTAAACGCACCCATTGCTTCAGCCGCTAACCCAAGAACCACCACAAAGGCTCCGACACCCGTCGCAAGCAACGCAAGACGAAAAGCCCTCATGGCTCCCGTGCTTGTACCTACTGCTAAAGCATACAACTTTTGAGCCAATGCCGCTGCTTCGGTTGTGATAACGGATTTTTGGGTCAGTAGGATGTTGATTTGCTGCACCCCATTGACCAAGGCCATCGCTCCTTGGACTTGGACCATTGCCTTCTGCAAGTCCTCGTTCTCGTCACCGAACAAAGCCGCTGCACCTTGGGCAATCGCAAACCCTGCCGCAACTGCTTGCGATGCTTCCACGATTAAGGTGAACGCTTTGCTTCCACCCTTTGCAAACGAATCAACGGACTGCTCAACGCCCTCAATGGTTCGCTTGTAGTTACCCGCCTCAACTTGCAGGCGTTGGAACTCTTCGGTGTTCTGCTTGCCCGCCGCAGCGAGTTCAACCATCCGCTTTTTGGCGGCGTTGAGTTTGTCTTCAAGCGATTCAAGTGCTGGCCCTGTCGCATCGGTGGCGACTACTTTGAGGGCAATTTCTTTGGTTACATCTGCCATGGTTATCCTTCGGAGGGGAGTTCGGGGTTTACGGGTGCTTCGTACCCTGGGTCAACAGGGTCGGGGTCAATGGGGCCGTTGAACAAGGCCGACGGGTCGTTTGCAATCGGGGTCGTCGTGGTTGCGGCAAAGTCGGCAAGGTTGAGTTTTTCAAGCCTTGTCTTTGTGGCTTCTTCTGCCGCTGCTTTGCGCTTGGCATCATTAGCAATGAGGTCGTTTGTGTGCTTTTCGTAGGCATCCCGATAATTCTCCAATGTAGCCTCCTGCCTCATCAAGGCTTGGGCTTCTTCCATTGCTCGTTGCTTTGGGTCGGGTAGGTTGAGGTAGCGACGCACGGCTGCGGTCAGTTCGTCCCACTTGGCTATCAATAAACCAAGCCCTGCAACCACGATTCCAACACCTGATGCGAGCAGAGCAACCCGAAACGCCCTCAATGCTCCCGTGCTGGTTCCAACGGCTATGGCGTAAACCCGTTGAGCCGCTGCCGCTGCTTCGGTTGTGATAACGGATTTTTGGGTCAGTAGGATGTTGATTTGCTGCACCCCATTGACCAAGGCCATCGCCCCTTGGACTTGAACCATTGCCTTCTGCAAGTCCTCGTTCTCATCACCGAACAAAGCCGCTGCGCCTTGGGCAATCGCAAACCCTGCCGCAACTGCTTGGGAGGCTTCCACGATTAAGGTGAACGCT